GTCGACCAGGCGCGCGGCCAGGGCCAGCGCCGGGTTCGTCTTGCCCTCGACCTGGGGGGCGCAGCCGGCGATGACCAGGGCGGTGGTGACCTTCGCGGCCAGGACGGCCTGCGCGGCGGTCGCGCCAAGGGCCTGGGCTGCGGTCTGCGCTGCAGTCGCCGCGTCGGTGGCTTTCTGCGCCTCGGTCTTGGCCGCATCGGCGGCAGCGTTGCTTGCCGCAATGAGCGCCTTGGCATCGACGACGCTCATGCCCAACTCTGCGGCGATCTCGGCCGCGCTGGACCGCTTGGATTTCGCGGCCTGTCCGGCCATGAGGTCGTTGACCTGCTCCTGCGAGAACGTCTTTGGCGCACCGCCGGCGGGCAGTCCTGCAGGGTCGCCGCCTTCGGGCGGGTCGACGCACAGGGCACCGAAGGCTAGTACGGCATACGGGTGAAACCTTTTGCGCTTCAATCGAGTCGACATGCCGTCTCCAAAATCGTGGTCATCGTGTGGCCCACGGTAGCCGCGTTCGTGGTATGCCGCATGCTCACGCCGCTGGGGGTGGCACGACGACACCGGGGAGGGCGATGATGTGCCCGCCGGCGAGGGCCTCAGCCATGACCAGAGTGACCTCAGCCTCCGCGTCCTCGATGGGCAGGCCTGCGCGCATCAGCATCCGCACCGCTGTCGGGGTCGAGATGGCTCGGATGGGCAGGAGGTCCTTCACTGCGGCGATCGCAGCAGGTAGGTCCGCTGGCAGGGCCGCGCCCAGGTCGATGCTCAGGTCCAGTGTCGGACCGGCTGGGATCTGGCTGGGGTCGTTGGCCTGGGTCAGGCGCACCGCGAACTTCAGCAGGAGTGGGTACTTGACCGCCCTGACGTTGCGCAACTCTCGCACGAGCGCGCTGGTGGGGGCGAAGCCCAGTTCCAGCGCATAGCCCGACGGTGCTGCGGACACGTCGACACGACCGAGGAGGACCAGAGCCAACCGGGTGTTCTGACTGAGGGTCTCCATGAGGTGGGCGGAGTACTTCAATTGCGCGTCAAGGGACTTCGACGTGTCCAACTGGGTGAACGAGGACCCCGCGGGCCCGTTCCATTGCGCGCCAGGGCCGCCATCCAGCGTCGGTGACCCTGCCCCGGTCACGACAGTCGGCGCCGGCGCACTGAGCTCGGAACTGATCGACAGGTCGGTGTCGGCGCCCATGAGGTCGTCCAGGATCATCGCGACCCGCATCAGTGTGCTCCGCCCGAAGTGCCGCTCGCCGGGCTCGTCGTTGGGGATGTGCACGACGGGGACGAAGTCGATGCCCAGGTCAGTCGGGGCCTTGACCACGGTGACCGCTGGGTGGCCGGCGGGGATGGTGTGGATCGTCCAGCCCTGCTCTAGGCGGTCGGTGCCGATCTCGATGACGTCCATCATGCAGGTCCAGGTCCGGGTCCCACCCCACGGCGCAGTGACGGCATGGTCGAGCTTGACCATGCGCCAGCTGGTGCGCCGCAGGATCGTCGCGCCCTTGTCCTGCTCGGACTCCCATGCCAGGTGCACCACGGGCGGGAAGTCGTCGTCGTCCCAGTCGACGTACTCCGGCTGGTCCTTGGCGCTCAAGTCCGGGAAGTAGAACCCGGGGTCGTACAGTTTCAAGCGGGGCCTGCCTGCGCGCGGGGACCAGCCCAGGACGTAGACCCCGTCACCATCGGTGATCGTGGACTCCTCGCCGGTCAGGAGCTTCCCCGTGAGCCGCTCCTTGATTGCCCACGCTTCGAGCCACTCCCGGACTGATGTAGTCGCGGCGGTCTCCTTGTCGCCCTCCTGGGCCGGGTCAACCACGACCAAGGTCTGGTCCTCACCCAGGACCAGCGCGCGGGTGGCGTCGACGATGAGCCCCGCATGTCCGTACTCGCGGATCTTCGCCGCAGGGGACGGGTCTGAGCTGGACGGCAGCCGGCCGAGCGCGTCCAGCTCCAGGCCACCCTCGGCGGACCACATCGTCGCGGGAAGGTAGAAGCGCCTGAGGTTGTCGGCATACGCGGACAGTATCCGGTAGGACGTCAGCCTGCGGGCGTCGACGTCGTCGATCCACGACGCGACACCCATCGGCCGGCCGGTCCCGGAGTGGCCGTCGGGCATGGCGTCGATGTGGGACAACGACGCCCACTGGTCGTGCAAAAAGGTACGCACCCTGTGTCATCCTCCGAAAGCCGCGACGTGGCGCGTGGTAACGCCACAAGGGTCACGTTAACCGTGTCAGCGCCGACCGGCACCTCGTCGGCGCGCAGCCACCTGCTGACGGGCAGCCCCAACCCCGGCATCAGCATGGGCAGGCAGGAAAAGCACGGTGAGCCCTTGGACCAGCGCGTCGATCCTGTCGGGGCTGTCGCCGACCCCTGTCCATGACGTCATCTGGTCTTCGAGCGCTGCCAGGCGGTCGGTGCCGTCAGCTGCGTGTCGGACCCGGCCGACCTCGTAGAGCGCCGCGACGGACTCGGCCCGGATCCGCTTCGACCGGGACGCGTGGACCCGGGTCACGGGTGGAGCGATCATCGGCTGCCATCCGGGGTGGATCCGCTGGTAGGTGGCCACTGCGGTCTGCCATGAAGTTTGCAGGACGGTCAGGACCATCTCCCCGCCTTGGTTGTCCTCGACTACGACACCCGTCCCAGACCAGTCGAACACCGCATGCCAGACCGCGACGCCCCACTCTGTCGGGGTCCCCCGCAGGGTCCGGTCGTCGATGACCCACCCGACACCCTCGTTGTCCATCGCGGTGACCACGATCCCGGTCTCATCGCTGGTGGCCTTGGACGTGACCGCAGGGTCGACGCTGACCAGGACCCGGGCCCAACGGTGCATCGCGTCACCGGTCCGGCCACGGAAGCCGCTGATCCACGACTCCTGCCAGACCACACCCGCCGCAGGTGTCGGGCGCTGCTGGTACAGCGCAGCCCACGTGCGCGCAGGCAGGCCCGCTTTGATCGCAGCCCACTGCGCCACGGTCCTGCGGCGCGCGGACTCCATGAACGTGCCCAGCTCGCGGCCGAGCGGGTCGTCAGCGGGGTCCAGCGCCTCGGCCTGGGCAGGGATGCTGATGAGCTCCCATCGCCGCCCGTCCTCCTGAGCCAACAACCACCCAGACAGGTCATCAGGGTGCCAACGGGTGTTCACCAGCACGACAGGGGTCCCAGCCAGACGAGTGCTGCCGGTGTCTGTCCACCAATCGATGACGTTCTGGCGGATCGTGGGGGAGTCCGCGTCAGCCCGGTCTTTGATCGGATCATCAATAATGAGCACGCCGTCCACGGCCCTACCTGTCAACGCGCCCCCGACGCCTGCGGTGTAGACCCCTCCCTCTCTGTCGGCGAGCTGCCACTCATGCTGAGCAGACAGGTCGTCACGGACCCGCAGGCCCAAGGTCTTGCCGTGGACGGTGATTAGGTCACGGACCGCACGGCCCCACCGTCTGGCCACATTCGATTCGTAGGACACGATCGCGATCCGTGCGTCGGGGCGGCGGTGCAGCAGCCATAGTGGGAACCATTTCGAGCATAGGGTCGATTTCCCTTCCTGAGGGCTCATGCAGATGATCAGCCGGGAGTCCGGGGTGGCCACGGCTTTGACCAGAGCGGCGTTGATCAACTCAAGCGCAGGGGTCCGGAGGGTTCTCGGGTCGAGGGCTTCTGCGAGGTCCAGTGGGGTTGGGTAGGTGGCTCGCCAGGTCGGGTCGAACTGGCGAGCTGCGGCCTCGAACAGGTCAACGCTCAGAGCCGCCCCCGAGGGCTCGGAGGTGCCGCGGAACGACTTCGGCGACGCGGGATTCTTGGTCAGGACTGAGACCCAGGTCCTGCAGGATCCTTCTGATCGCCTCGGCCACCAGGGCGCCTTGGGACTCGGCGATCTGGACGCGACGCTCGTCGATGCCGGCCCTGATGGCTTCGACGCAGTACCGGGCGAGCCTGTCGGAGGCTGCGGTCAGCATCACGTAGGCCAGTGCGGGCTTGGCCTCGGTCGTGGTGCCGAAGTCCTCACCCCCGGACTTCTCCCGAGTGACGCCCCACGTCAGGTCGTCGCGCTCGATCAGGCGCACCTCCTGCCGCCAGAAGTCGACCTCGCCGGCCGTCCATTGAACGAGCTCCAGCAGGGCGGCGCCGGGTTCGATGTCCTTGCGTGCCCCGAACAGGGCGACCTTCGCGGCGGCCTTCGAGGTGGCGAGGGTCGTCGCCGCTTTGGCTTTGGTCCGCCCGTTGCCTCCATGCATCCGACACACAGTCGCGCCCCGCAGCGGGGATTGAGTGCAGGGCATCCCGGCAACACGGACGTGCTTGCCCGGGGGTTCAGGTTGTTGTGATTCGCGGACGTGCCCGGCGCAGGAGGGGTGTCCGAGCCGGGTGACATGCGCGGACGGCCCAGGGCAGGGTGGGCGGTGCACTGGTTGGGCTTTGGCCAGGTCCGCGCGACGCTCCGTGAGGCGCATGACCCTGTCCACGGAGGCGGGGTCGCCGCGGCGGGCTTTGGGCCAGACGCCGGTAAGCATCGCGTCAAGGCGACTGATCTCCTGCTGCCTCGCGTGGTCCGGGGTGTCCACCGTGGCTGCGTCTAGGGCTGCCTGCACTGCGGTCTGCGCTGCAGCGGGGGAGGTGTAGCCGAGCTGGGTGGCGATGACTGCGTAGTCGACGCCCGCCATGCGTAGCTCGACTGCTTTGCGCGGGTCTGGGGTCATCGCGCGTGCTTGTCGAGGAGCCGATGCGAGTCCTCATCAGAGAGCGCATCGCCGACGTAGCTGAACACTGCGCACGGACGAGAGCCTGCGACCCAGTGACTTGACTGCCTGGTATTCAGTCTCGACGTTGAGTTTGTCGGCGCACTGCCCTTGCCTTGAAAACCAGGTCGTTGCTTCATCTTCCACTTATGCGACCTGTCGAAGGACCGGATCAGTGAAGGGTGCGCGGGGTACATGTGGAAACGCATCCCCTGTGCGCGATACGCGGCACCGATGGTATCTGCGAGGACAAACGCCAAGCCGATGCCTTGCCAATCAGGGAGCGTCACGAGGCGCGACAACCCCTTAATGTTCCTCGTCTTCGCGTGCGGACGATGCAGAACACCCGCAAACGCGGCAGGCTCATCACCCACGAACAGGACGAAACACTGCGCGGCTTTGTGGAGGTTGTTCGTCAGATAGTGGTACGGAGCGAAGACCCGCCACGCGGAATGATCGACCTGAGCGATTGTGACATCGAGTCGGGGTCGGGGTTGAACCGACCTCCACGTGAAGCGACGCTCAGCAGGCTCAATGATCCAGTCCGGCTGCAGCCAGTCAACAACGTCGTAATGACACGACACGGCAACAAACTTGCGATCACCCTGTCGGCGTATCCATTTTTGCACCGCGTGCGATCCGATCTGCGCGACCTGACGGTCAACGACGGACGTGAACTCGTCAACCAACAGCGTGTCGCCAGAGGAGCTCTCGGCCAGTCGGCGGGCAAGGTCGACACGGAAGCGCTCACCCGTGGACAGCACGCGATAAGGGCGCAGCCAAGCCGGGATGGTGTTGAACCCGACAGCCTGACAAGCCGCTGACACGTCGTGCATCGACAACGACGCCATGAAGTCATCAATGACAGACGCGCCTGGCCACGCCTGCACGATCTCGTCACCGAACAAGTGCTTAGCGATAGTGGACTTGCCTGCACCGGAAGGTCCGACAATCAGACCAACCTTCCAGTCACGTTCATGAAGTGGTGCGTCGAACGCCCACGTCTGTTTCTGATGCGGCGCGCCTGGCACGTCGAACATCGCTTCGAGCTGGCGGGCGCGAGAGGACTGCGAGACGTCCGTTTCAACGGTCACATTTATGCGGGTGGTCACATCATTAGCGGTCGGCATGAGAGTCCTTCGCTGTCGAATCGTTCAATGAGATTGCGCTGCTGGGTTTCGTCTCGACAGGTGACGATGATGGAGAAGACATCCGCACCGAGTTCACTGTCGCCATCGCCATCGTCCAGCGTGGAATCAGGAGACAGCAGCGCCTCAAGGTCAGCGTCGCTGAACCCTGTGCCGGCCAGGTCCTCCACTGACTGCAGCAGTTCGATCAGCGCCGGGTCGTCGTACGTCGCCAGTTCCGCTGTGCGGTTGTCTGCCAAGACGATCCGCTTGGCCTGCTCGTCGCCGCAGTCCACGAACGTCGCCGCGATCTCCGCCCACCCGAGCTTCTGCGCTGCGAGGAAAGTGTGGTTGCCCGCGAGGATCTCCATCGTCTCCCTGCGCACCACCACGGGCCGGTACTGGCCGTTGACGCGCAGCGACTCTGCGATGGCGTCAATGTCGCCCTTGCGGGGGTTCGCGCCGTACGTGCGCAGATCCGTGAGTGGCACGGCGAGGGCTTGAAGGGACTGCGGCACCTGCGTCATGACTGGTCCTCCACGATGGGCCATGCGGCGTCCAGGAATCGACGAGTCCGGGCGAGTTCGGCGCGGGCGGAATTGCGTTCCAGGAGTACGCAAATGAGCGCCTCCTGTCTCTCGCGCGAGTCGGCCAGCGCGGCGTCCCGCTCGTCGCTGAGCCTGTCGATCGCGTCACGGGCTGCGTCGGCTGCGTGGTGGTCGGTGAGGGTCATAGGGTCGTCTCCTTGGCTGCCTTGGCTGCGTCGCGCTCACGACGGACGACGCCACGCCAACGGGTGTCCTCAGCGCGTGAGCCAGCGAGGAATCCGAGGGCGTAGATGTCTGCCGCCAGTCGGTGCAGGGTCCAGATCCCGGACTCATCCAGCGGCGTGCTGTTGTCGAACCTGCTCGCCTTGTCGTGGGTGTCATTGACGTAGGACTCGATGAGGTCCGCGATCTCGCTCGGCTCCACGCTCATGGGGTGCCTTTCAGTGCGGCCTTGATGGTGGCCACGAGCACATCGATCCCCGCGTGCTCATGGGTGTCACAGAGCGCATTGACGCGCTCGATAGTGGCGAGGGCTTCGGCGCGTTGCCGCTCGACCTGGGCGAGGTAGTCATCCCCGCCGATGGTCAGGTCCAAGCCGGGCTTGAACAACTCCGGGCAGATCGCATCGTGGGCGCGGGCAGCGGCAGTCAGCACGTTCTTGTCGTTCGACGAGATCACCATTCCGCATTTGCAGGTCACCTCGATCTTGCTCATGCGATGCCTCCGTTGTGCTCGCACGGCAACTGCTCCCACAAATGGAAGCAGTTCTGGTGGACGTTGACCCACTGCTCGCGCGGCGGCAGCAGCTGCACGAACGTCTTGTCGCGAGGGGTGAACCGGTCCCTGGCCGCACAAATCTCGTCCCATGTCGGGTAGCGGTGCGGGTGAGAGATGGACAGGTGGAACCCGTCCGGCTCCGTGCCTGCCATCACCGTCAGGGTGCCTCCTGACGCGCGGCGCCGAAAGGTGTGCAGGTCGGGGATCACGGCCAGCATGAAGTCGTCTGAGGGGATCTCTTCCCAGTCGCTCACGACGCCACCTCTAGCGCGCTACCAAACCCGTTGAACCGCAACAGCGCCACGAGCGACCCGACACTCATGGACACCGCAGCGCCCGGGTCAGGCGGGTGGACGTCGCTGCCCATCAGCTGCGCACATGCGCCAGCAGTGACGTACGCGAACCACCTGCCCACGTCCGTGGTCCCCGCCCGCTTCACGACCAGCGGGCACAACTGGGCGCCGGCGTTGACCCGCTCAGCCTCAGCCTGAGCCATCCACTCAGCCAGCTGCGCATGACCCGGCTGGCCAGTGCCTGCGGACTTGTGTGCCTTGACCTCCATGACCAGGCCGGGACAGAGCGCGATGTCGCCCGCGTCACGGTTCCCACGCAAGGGCTGCCGGTCCGCACCAGGGAACCCGTTGAGGCGCAGGTACTTCACGGTGGCGGTCTCGTTGAGGGTGCCCCACGCCTTGCTCCGGTTGACCATCAGGATCCCATCACGCGGTCGTAGATCGCCATGGCCCAGAGCGCATCACCCATCGCAGTGTGGCGGGCGTCGATTGGCGGCTCGATGCCGACCATGCGCGACAACTCGTCGGAGTCCCACGGCAGATCCAGGAGAATGTCGGCCCCCCTCCCCCTATGGACGCCCATGAGGTAGCCGACTGCGAGGTTCTCGACGTCGATGAGGTGGTAATGCCACGTCGGCTTGTAACCGCAGCGCTGCATCAGGATCGCGATCCGCTCGGTATCGAAGTTCGGGACCGCGCCCACGATGTGCGCCCCTGCCGTGAAATCACCAATGGCGTGGGCCGCGAAGCCTCGACCTACCTCCTCGCCCTGGTCCCATCGCGCACCATGGTCGGCGCGGAAGGATGCCGGGAGGTCGTGGCACTTGTGGACGTCGTGCTCGATGAACAGATGCAGCTCGGACGTGGCGCCGTCTGCCTCACGTCGGATGCCGGCGAACTCCCAGATGTCATCGGTGAGGGCGAGCCCTGTGGTCTCGGTGTCCAGGAACACGATGGGGCTGGGCTGTGGCACGGGGTTGCCTCCTGGGCTGCTGGTGCGAGGGGTTATCGGGTCGGTCATGACGTGGCGGACCTGCCGAAATCAGATCCGCCTCGAGTGTGTGCGCGCGTTACGGAAGTGGTGGTTATGTCTGGTTGGTCAGAGGGATTCTTCGTAAGTCCGTCGTCTTGTCTCGTCTTCGTGCGACTCGCTTTACCGACTCGCTCTAGCGATCGCTCTACTGAATCAGTGGTCTGACCCATGTGATTCGCACCTCCGACTCCAGGTAGTCGGCCATAGCGCGTAGCAGATTCGGGTCGTCCTGCGCGTATCCCAACGCAGTGTTGCACCATCCACACAGCAGCCCACGGCGACACTTCACGCACGAAACCTCACCAGGGCAGCACTCGTGGTCATGGTCGATGACCCAGCCCTTGGCTCCAGGTTCGGTGCGTTCACAGATCGCGCACCCGCCTTGCTCTGCAGCCAACGCCTTCTTGTCTGCGCTCGTCATGCCGTGTTTTCTGAGCTGAATTCGCTCTCTCTCGCATGGTTTGCAGCGTGAGTTATAGCCGTCAGGGCTGCGCGGGTGAGGGCTAAAGTCACTCAGCGGCTTCACTGTGAAGCACCCGTTGAGGCAGAGTTTCCGGTCCTTCATGCCACTTTTACCTTCCAGCAGCCACATTCCTTGCCATGCCAGCGTTGGCAGTTAGTTCTGGCTGCACCTACCTGCTGCGCCGCCTTCTTGCCTGCGGTCACCGCCTCGAGCTCCTGCCTGGCGGCGTAGTTGCATATCATCCAGCCCGCTACGCCGACCTCCCAGAGGTGGTACTTCTCCAGTAGTCGCGCCGTCTTTGCGGTTCCGTGAACGAACGGCAATGCGATCCTCGGGATGAATCCGTCAGTGCCTTGACCGCCCGCCCATCCGAGAGCGCACATGTATGACGAGAGTGCCTGCCACTTGGTCGAGGACGGGTCACTCAGGAGTGCCAGCACCTTGTCGTGCGAGGCGATGTTCGAGTCCAAACGAACCCAAGGCAGTCCCATTACGAGTCACCCCCAAGAAGGATTGCGACAGCGGACATGGCGATTGCCTTGCTTGGTTGATGCGACGCGAGGTACTGCTGCGCCACGGCAATCCGGGCGGGCCAGTCTGAGTGTCGGGTCGATGCAGACTTCCGCCTATTGCATGTCGTACAGAGTGCCTGGATGTTGGCGGGGTCATACGTTCCGCCTGCTGCGTATGGCGTGATGTGGTCCAATTCCAGGAATTCAGTGCCCACCCATGGCGCGTACCTGCCTGTCATCTCATCGTCAGCTCTGGGCGGGATGACCTTGCGGCAGTTCTGGCATGTCCAGTCGTCGCGGTTGAACACAATGACTCGGAGTCTCGCCTTGTCTCTGTCGGACAACTTGACTCGCTTCGCCCCTCGGGTGGGCACAGTGGCTACGGGGGGAGTGGTATGGCTGTTCTGAGGGATGCCCTCTAACATTGGGTCATCGCCTCCTTCCGGTAGAGCGGAATGGAGTGGCCCGTCCTGCGACTTCCACGAAGCGGGGCGGGCCTTTTACTGCCCCGATCGTATCGCCCAGCACGGGCCGGGCACCGCTGTTACATGGGGTCATTCACGGCCATCGCCTTCCGGTGATTCGTCCCGCGGCGGGAGGTTGACGACGAGCTTCTGACCGAGCACGTACGCCGGGTGCCCGGTCATCGCGAACCGCTTCCGGTCATACCTGCGGGTCGTGTCTGCCGATGCGTGGCCAGCTGCGTCCTGCACGTCTTCGAGGGACACCCCGAACTGCCGGGACAGGGTCACGAATGTGTGCCGCAGGGAGTGAGGTCCGACCTTCGCGGACAGGCCGGCGCGCCTGGCTATCACCTTGACCGTGCGGAACGCACTGGTCCGCTCCCACTGCTCCCCCGTACTCGTCAGGAAGATCGAACCCTTGGTGCGGTCGCCGATGTAGAGGTTCAGCGCGTGGGTGGTCGTCGGGTTCAGCGCAACGTCCTGCTCGGCGCCGCCCTTGCGGGTCACTCGCAGAGCGTGGTGCCCGTCGTACTGACTGAGGTCGCCCACCTTCGCAGTGAGGGCCTCGCTGATCCGCAGCCCGTCATAGACGAGGAGACAGACCAGCGCCCACGTCCGATCCCGGTCCCTGGTCCCAGATGCCCTGCTCGTGTGCCATGCGGCCTCGTGCAGGAACCGGATGAGCTCGCCCTGGTCGAGGCCGATCTGCTGGGAGTCCTTCGGGACCTTCGCCCGCTTCACATCCTCAACCGGGTTGGCGGGCAGAACACCCTCAGACCGGGCGTACCGGTAGAACCCACTCACGGATGACAGGTGCCGGTGAATGGTCGCAGGTCGGAGCCCGAGCCCACGCAGGTACTTGGAGTACAGGTCGATGGTAGAGCGGATCGCGGCCATCGGGTCCACTCTCGCCGAGTCATAGCACCAGTCCATGTACCGATTGATGTCGCGTTCGTAGGCCTTCGCGGTGAGGTCGTTCTGGATGGACGCGAGCCACCGGAGCCTGACTGCTTGCTCACGTTCGTCGGGAGTGATGAGTGGCCAGGGGTCGGTCAGAAGGTGGTGGACGTGAGTGGTGTACTCGGCGAGATCGGCGGACGGGGGTGCCTGGGCTACGAGCTGCTGTGTCATGGCCGCCACGCTGGCAGAAGAGAGTGCCGGCCGGGGAGTTACGGAGGGGACAATAAAACATGCATTCTGTTGCCGCCTCGCGGGCCAGGGGAGTGGTGTGGTCGTGGCGTACTCCACAATCATCATCGTGTAAACCCACAGATCCGTACCGCATGCGCACGGATTTTCGTCAATGCCGACACGCTCACGACGTATCACGTTCGGTTCGCCAGTCGATGCCGAGGCTGTGGAGTTGAACCCGCTTCGACAACGTCATGACGCGACCGCCGACAGGTGCAGCGCCGCGTCCGGATCCACAGGCAGCGCCGCGAGTAACGCCCGGGCCTCGGACAGGTGCGCGGTGTAGGTGGCGGTCCCGATGCCGATGGCGGCGAGCTGGACCCGGTGCCGGTACATCTGCGCGGTGAGCATGCGGGCCTGCGCTGCGAGGTCGTCCACCGCGGCTTCGGCGTCGGCCTGCCGGCGTTGGTGTGCGACCCGCTCTGCGGCGAGGGTCGCATGGTCGGTGGCGGTGGCGGCGCGGGACTGGTCGAGGCTGGCCAGCTCGCCCGCCAAGGCGTTGCGTTGCGCGGCGACGTCGGCGGCCTCTGTCCTCGTGCGGGCGTTGAGGGCTTCTGCTGCTCTCAGGTCCCGGGCGGCCTGCGCGAGGGTCCCCCGGCTGGCTTTGACCTGGGCCCGCAGCGCGGCGTCCTTGACTGCAAGGGTCGCCAGCTTGGCCTCTGCGGCTTTGACTGCGCGGGGGTTGACTGAGGCCAAGGTGGCCTGCTGCTGGGCGATGGTCGCCGCCAGGTCGCGGGTCTCTGTACGCATCCGGTCCGCGAGACGGGCCCGCTGGTGCCATGACATCGCGGCGTAGTCAGCCTCGGTGATCGTGGTCATGCTGCCCCCTCTGGGTCCGTGGGC